GGGTTGGTGAGTACTGCGGCGTCACTGGTTTATAGCCGTATACTATAGGTGAGCAGGTCTGCGCCTTCTCCTTTTTGCCGGGAGTGGTGGGTGGTTCGGCACCTTTGCTAGTGGCGCGTTTCGCAGAGAAGACTGGCGTTGAGGGTGACGGGGGCGAAGGGGGCGGGGAGTCAAATTTAGGGGGCGCGGGAGAAGTTTTATTGGCCCGGGTTGTACGAGCTGGGATGTTGGGCGTCAACTCAAGTTCTTTCTTTTCACCCAGAGTGGCCTTGACATCCCTGTGGACTGGTGAAGTGACCTTTTCCTTTGTCAGTGTTTTGGCATACTCGTTCGCCCTACGTATCTCCGGGTACCGTTCCACCGGTGTTAAGTCGCCGAGGGGCTTCTCCTTCCAGCTAATGAATCTGTCCCGGGGGTCTGGAATCCACACCCACACTTGAGTGCTCAGATTTCCCACACTCCGAGAATAGATCATGGTCAAAGGGTTGGTTGTTTGGAGCCGTTGATGCCATTTCATGTCTTGTCCCCAACTGCCACCATCGTCACTCCGAAAGATCGTCTGCCCGTTAATGGTTGACCAGCTTAAGCCGCCCTCACTACCCTGCGGAGTCGAGATGTCCATCACCACCATAACCACCCTCCTCGAACCACTGTCACGTATTTTCTCCCACTCCGCTGCACTGAGGTAATACGCCACGTTGGTCATCATGATTGGGGCTGCGGGAATACGCGCCTCAGCCACTGTCTGTCTACCCACCATCTTGAAACTGGTGACTGTTTCGGATCTTGTCATCTTAGTGAGATGGTGTTGGTCATAGAATCCAAGGTCGGGTTGTATGCACTCGTAGGACGGCAGTTGCATGCCTTGCCTTTCCATTTGCTTATACTGGGCAATGCGCCTTCTCCAGCCCGACCCTGGTGCTATCTCAAATATTTTCTTGGCATTTGGGTGGGTGGTAAATATTTCCCATAGCGCCACAGCCTCCGCTTCCCCTCTAATATGGTGCAACATCGGATGATGTCTAACGTTTTGATAGGGGGCTGCGTCAGCCCGTAGATCCATAATGCAACATTTCTCCACACCCCACGGCATCGGGACTTTGGGTCTACTCCAATC